ATGAGTGACGAAATCAAGAAAAAAGTCGAGGAGCGGGTCCGGGCCGAAGAGGAGACCGAAGCTGCTGAGGGACGAGGTCGCACCAGGGCAAATACCGGAGGCACGGCGCAACAGCCGCCAGCGGAATTGAGCGAGGAGTTTCTCCTTGAGTGCTACCGGGCCAACCGAGTGGGGGATGCCATGATTTTCAACGCGTTGCAGCGGGGGAAGTTCGTGTTCGTCAAGCGGTGGGGGCGATTTTTGCGCTGGGCCGGGCACCACTGGGAGGAGGACATCGACGAGACGGCCTTGGCCGAGGTGGAATCCGTGTGTGAGCAGTATCTTCGCGTGGTGGCGCGGTTGAAGCGCCAAGCCGAAGGCCTGACCGGACCAGAGGCCAAGGCCAACGAGGATTTGCGCAGCGGCCTGCTCAAGCGCGTGGCCCTGCTGCGGGACACCTCCGGCAGAGAGAAACTGCTCACCTGCGCTCATACGATTCGGGATCCGCTTTCAATTCGTGGTGACGAACTGGACCAACAGCCCTATCTGCTGGCCACCAGAAACGGCGTTATTGATTTGCGCACCGGCGATGCTCGGGATGGGCGACCCGAAGACTATATCCTCAACGCTTGCCCCATCGAGTGGCAGGGCATTGACGCACCTTGTCCGGAGTTCGAGCGCTTCATGCTCTCTTGTCATGACGGAAATCAGACCATGGTGGACTTTCTCCAGCGGGCTCTTGGGTACGGCATTTTGGGATGTCGGGATGATCACGTTTGGCTGGTGTTTTATGGGGCGCGGGGGCGCAATGGTAAAGATACTTTACTCAAGACGCTCATGGCAGTGCTCGGCAACGACTTGGCCAATGTCATCCCAACGGAGATGCTTTTGGATTCAAGAATGCCGCGTAATTCGGGGGGGCCTTCGCCGGACGTGCTTTCCCTGCGGGGCAAGCGCATGGCCTTTGCCTCGGAATCCGAAGACGGGCAGCGTTTCGCCATGTCCAAGATTAAGCAGCTCACGGGGGGAAGCCTGCTTTCCGCACGCGGGCTTCAGGATAAATTGTACACCTCCTGGAAACAGACGCATCTGCTCTTTCTTTTGACCAACGAGATTCCGAGGGCCAAGGCGGACGATGACGCGTTTTGGTCGCGGCTGCTGGCCGTACCCTGGAAACTGCGCTTTGTGGATAATCCATCAACCCCTGATGAGCGGCAACGGGATCCGCAGATGGAATATAAGCTTCAGACTGAACTGTCGGGCATTTTGGCCTGGTTGGTTCGCGGAGCACTGGCCTACCAGCGTGATGGATTGGCCCCGCCGGACGCCGTGCTTTCCTGCACTCGGGAGAAACGCGATTCGTTTGACGACGTGGGGCGATTTTTGCGGGAGTGCTGCGAACTGGAACGCGTGCCGGAAGGACAGGAGTCGGATTTGCGTATCGGGGCCACGGAGTTGCTCAGGGCCTTCAACTGGTGGCTGCACAAGAATGTGGATTCGTCCTACTCCTACAGTCCGCGTCGATTTGGCGACGTGCTGGGCAAGAAGGGCATTCCCAAGAAGAAGTCCGGCGGCATGGTTTATCTCGGGGTTTGCTTGTTGGAAGAGGTTCGGGACGAGATGGAGCAGGACCTGGAGCAGGAGAAAGACAAGGGGGAGCGGCATGAGCGGCGCAAAAAGCTCTTTGATTGACGGAACCTCCCGGATTCTCCCAGCGTTGTTGGTTATTTTCAGAACTCAAGACCTTGGAATGTTATCTTTTTATTGAATTGTGGGAGCGTGGGAGCTTTGCCAGCAATCTTTTCACAGGTGCGCGCGTAAAAGGGTTCATGGGCGTAATACGTCTCTTTATCCTCCCATGTTCCCAAAATTAAATAATAGTAAATAAAATAGACGGATAAGAACAATACTGGCCGGGAGCCTTCGGGAGCTTCGCCAGGGAGACGGGGACATGAAGCACTGCATTCTGGATCGGCTGCGTTCGCGAGGGCTGGAGCCACGGCACCAAGCCGCCACGCACGGCGGAGAATGGGCCAGTCCTTGCCCTCTTTGTGGCGGTCGGGATCGGTTTCGGATTTGGCCGGACCAGGAGGGAGGACCTGCTTGTGCCCAGTCCGGGGTGCGCGGCACCTGGTACTGCCGCCGGTGCGGCAAGGGCGGGGACGCGCTTCAATTTTTGATGGATGTGGAGCGGCTGTCTTTTCCCGAAGCTTGCCGGGCGCTTCGTCTGGAGCTGCCCGAGAGGCATGGTCTGCCCCGGGTTCCCCGGCCTGATGTCCGGCGCACGTTCTTGCCGCGGGAGGCGGGCCTGCCCTCTGCGGCCTGGCGCGAACAGGCCGCCAAGCTGGTGCAGCGGGCGCAAACAGCGTTGTTTCGGGATCGGGCCATGCTTGATTGGCTGGAGCGACGGGGTGTGCCCGAGTCTGCGGTGCGGCGTTTTCATCTTGGACTGGTGCAGGGCGAGCGCGGGCGCATGGGCATGATTCGGCCCCGGTCGGTTTGGGGACTGGAACCTCGGCAGGTACGCAATCAGGACGGAAGCGTTACCATGAAGAAGGCGTTGTTCATTGCACGGGGGTTGCTGATTCCGAGTTTCGGCCCGGACAACGAGCCTAGGAGCCTGCGCGTGCGACGTTTGGCCAAGGATGTGGCTCAGTGGGGCGATAAGTACATGGTTGTGGAGGGCTCGGCCATGACTCCGCTGCTGCTCGGTCAGGATCTTCGGGCCGTGGTGGTGGTCGAGGCCGAGCTGGACGCCCTGGCCGTGGCGGCCTGGGCCGGGGATCTGGCGGGCGCGCTGGCTGTTTTGACCAACCGGGGCAAGCCGGACGCAGCCACGCATGCGCGGCTTTCTCGGGCCTTGCGGATTTTGGTGGCTCTCGACTTCGACAAAGCCGGGGCCCAGGGCTGGAGCTGGTGGCGTGAGACCTATGCTTCGGCACGGCGCTGGCCTGTGCCTGAGGGCAAGGATCCGGGCGACTACGTGGGCCTTGGCGGGGACTTGCGGGGCTGGGTGCGGGCCGGGTTGCCTCCGGCGCTGACCTTGGGAGCGTCGGAACCTGTGGTGCAGATTTCCGGGGCAGCGAAGGCGGTGATACAGGCGACGTCATCGCAGGACGAAGGACTGGCGTTGCAGTCTGCATCCGTACCGCAGCCGGGCACTGAGCTGCGTGAACTGGCCAAGCTGCTGCGCCGGAAGTTCGGCTGCCTCTGGCTGAGCAGCTCCGGGGGCGGCAAAATGCTCGGGGGGCAGATCGACGCGGAGGTGCTGCCGAGCGTATCTGCGTTGCTGGAGCGGTCCGATGTTCTGCCGAAGCTGCTGGAAGCCGGACGCCCCCAGGAAGACGGATTGGTGATTGTGGACGCGGTGGATATTTCCCGCTGGCTACGGAGTCAGGCCGGGAGCAGGCGATGAAGAGCCGAGGAGCTGACTACGGACGGCTTTCCTTTGGCGTGTCCTGCTTTTCGGCGGGACGCTGCTGTTCGTCCTGGGTCTGGGCATACGCCTTGAGCACCGCGTTCATGAGGGTCTGCCAGCCCTTGCCTTTGGCCTTGTACCATCTGAGCACTTCGGCATCGATGCGCATGGAAACGGGCTCCTTGGGCTTCGGCAGCAGATCCTGCACGCGCATCATCACGGCCTGGCCCAGGTCTTCGTCGGTCCAGGGCTGGGCGTCCGGATCAGCCAGGGCTGCACGCTGCACGTCTTCTTCGCTCATGGCGCGGACCTTCTTGAGATCACTCCTGGTGGGCTTCATATGCCTGCCTCTCTTTCTTGTTGGCCCGGCGCATGGAGATGATGCGCAGGCCGTCATTGCGGGGTGTGAAAACAATGGAGACGACCAGATCGTCCAGCATCCCGAGGGCGTTGTAGCGATGCTCGCCGTAATCCTTGCGGCGGTCCTCCACGACGAGCACGGGGCCGGAGAAGACCTCTGCCGCGTCTTCAAAGTTCAGGCCGTGTTTGTTCTGGTTGCTTTCGTTTTTCTCAGGATCCCAATCAATCTGCATGACAAAATGTATATACGATTTGTAGGTGCGTCAAGCGGTGCTCCAATGGCTGCGAAAGGGTCAACAGACAGATTGCGGGACCGAACGAGGTAGAGGTGAGGGTTGCCCGACGGAGTAGCCGCTCCGTCGGGCGACCGGATGAACGAGCATCCGACCAGGAAATCCCAACCCTCATGCGTAGAGGCAGAGGCATATCAGGATTGCGGCGGATGGAAAATATCAAAGTTGAGTATTGGCCCGTGGCAAATCTTCATTTCAACGACAGCACCCTGCGTCGCAATGACGAGGCTGTGCCGCGTATGGTCGAGGCGTTGCGGGAGTATGGGGTTCGTATCCCTCTACTGGTTCGAGGTGACGGAACGGTTGTGGACGGGGCGTTGCGCCTCAAGGCCGCTCGTGTTTTGGGATTGGAGAAGTTACCGGTGCTGCGTTTGGATGATTTGACTCCGACGCAGGTGCGCACCTTCCGGCTGTTGGTCAACCGTTCGGCTACCTGGGCGGAGTGGGATGAGGACGGTTTGCGGGTGGAGCTTGCGGAATTGCGTGACCTGGGCGCGGAGCTGCACCTCACCGGATTTACGGACGTGGAGTTGGACGTATTTCTGCGTGGAGTGGATCCTGCGGGGGGAGGGGATCCTGACGATATCCCGCCTGTTCCCGAAGAGCCGGTCAGTCGGTCAGGGGATCTTTGGCAATTGGGGCGGCACCGACTGCTCTGTGGGGATGCTACGCAGGAAGCGGATGTGGCCATGCTTTTGGACGGCGAACGTGCGGACATGGTCTGGACCGACCCTCCGTATAACGTGGACTACCGAGGCAAGGCCGGAACGATTCGTAACGACAGCATGAGCGATACGTCATTTGACTGTTTTTTGGATGCCTTGTTTGGACAGTGCTGGGAGGTTTTGGCGGACGGGGGTGCCATTTATGTGGCGCACTCCGAGGCGGGGAGCGGTTTGGCGTTTCGGCTGGCCTTTGTCCGGATCGGATTCCGGCTTTCTTCCTGCCTGATCTGGCGTAAGCAGCAGATGGTGCTCGGACGCGGCGACTATCACTGGCAGCATGAGCCTATTCTTTACGGCTGGAAGCCAACTGCCCGTCATCACTGGTATGGCGACCGCAAGCAGACTACGTTGTTGGAGCATTTTACGGGCGATGCCGTGTTCCAGGTGGGGGAGAACGAATGGCAGCTTGCCACTGGGGATGCTTTGTTGCGGATCACGGGACGGGATTTGCTGATAGAAGAACTTGCAGGGACCGTCGTCAGTGTACCTAAGCCGCAGCGTTCGGAATTGCACCCGACGATGAAACCCGTTGCCCTGGTGGAGCGTCAGGTGGTCAATAGTAGCCCGCGCGGCGGATTGGTCTACGATCCATGCGGAGGCTCGGGCACCACGCTCATGGCCTGTGAGCGCCTGGGACGGCGTTGCGACATTATGGAACTTGATCCGCATTTTGCCGACGTCATCGTGCGTCGCTGGGAGGAATATTCCGGAAGGCAGGCCGTTCTGCGACGAGGAACGATTGCCCCGGGGAGCTCCGAGCTGTGCGCTGAGGAGGTGCCTCATGTCTGAGCAGAATCTTCTGGCGCTGGCAGAAAGGAGTGCGGAAAACGACTTGGCCTTCCTCCTGAGGGCCAAAGAGGAGGCCAAACGGCGCATGAAGGACAATCCTTCGCAGGAGAATATTAACGCCTTTAATCGTGCACGCGTAGTTGTGGAGACCGAGGCCTCGCGGTTGCAGGCTCCGCAGCAAACCGGGCGGACCTTCAAGACCCAGCTGGAGGCCGTGGATTTTCTCACGGCTCAGGGCTTTAAGGTGGGCAAGAGCAAGTTCAGTAAGGACGTGCGGAGCGGGCGCGTGGCCCCTGGTGGAGAAGGCGTGTTTGAGGCTGGGGCGCTGCTGGCCTATGCGGCCACGCACCTGACCCCGCTGGCCCGGGCCGAGGACCGGGCCGGGAACCAAGCCGCAACCCAGAAGATCGCTGCGGATGCGGACCTCAAGGCCGTGCAGGCAGAGCGCATGCGCCTCAAGCTCCAGAAGGAGCAAGGCCTGCTCATGCCGCGCGCGGAGCACGAGGAGGCTCTGGCGGCTAGGGCGCAGTTCTTCAAGTCCGAGGTGGAAGGCTTTATCCACCGCGCGGGCGCGGACTTGATTTTACTACTGCGCGGGGACGAGGCCCGCTTTCCGGAGCTGGTGAATTGGTGGGAGGAAAAGACCGCGGAATGGATGGATGCCTGGAGCGGGGACCGGGAGTTCGGCGTGGCGGACGCGGAGCTGAGCGCTGGGGGTTTTGGGCCAGACCAAACGCAGACGGAGATCGGGCCTGACCGGGATTCGGAATTTGCCAGCGGGCCGGAGACTGGGGCATGAACCGGAGCTTTCGCTTCACTCCGGGTGAGCGGCATGTGTTCCGCCGCCGTCCGCGCGTTCCGGTTTCGCGCTGGGCTGCGGACAATCTTGTGGTGCCGGACGGGCCGTTTTCTGGCGGGCGCTTCCGGCTGGACGTGAATCCATACCTTGCGGGAATTATGGATTGCTGGGGCGAGCCGTGGACAGAGGAGGTGGTGGTGTGCGGTGCGCCCCAGACCGGTAAGACCCTGGCCATGTACGCTTGTCTGGCCTTTGGGGTGGAGATGCGCCCGGGGCCGCGCATGTTGGCTATGCCGGACGACGATACCTTGGACCGGGTGGGCAAAGGCAAGCTCCGGCCACTGTTTCGGGCCTGCCCACCGATACGCGCCCTGCTGGGCCGGGCCACGGCCTCGCAGATTCGTTTCCGCGACGGCACGGCCTTGTATCTTTCCAGCGCGCAAAGCCCGGCACAGCGTGCCTCCATTTCCGTGCAGGACCTCTTTCTGGACGAGGAGGCCCTCTACCGGCAGATCGCGGGGCAGGGTGTGCCTGTGCTCGATTTTGTGGAGCGGACCCGTTCTTACGCGCACAAGCGCAAGATTTTGCGTGTGTCCAAGCCCGTGGGCGGGGAGGACTGCTCCATTGTCCAGGCCGTGCGCGAGGGCGTGGACGAGTTGCGGCGCTTTGAGGCGCGCTGCCCGGCCTGCATGACCTTCCAGGTTCTGGAGGAACCCGGGCTTATTTGTACGGAGAAATGCGAGAGCCCTACTGAAATTCGGCGGCGCAGGCTCGGGCGCTACAAGTGCGCGCATTGCGGCTACCTCTGGAGCGACCATGTGCGCGACGTGGCCGTGTCCTACGGGCGCTGGGCCGCAACCGAACCCGTGGCCCGGCCCGGCCGGGTGGGCTTCCACCTGCCTGCGATCCTCTCGCGCACGGTGAGCCTTTCCGAGATTTTGGCAGCCCAGACAGCGGCCGAGGCCTCGGACTCGCCCGACGAGAAGCAGGCCTACGCCAACGGCTACTGGGCCGAGCCGTATCTGGCGGCCGAGGTCGCGCCGGAGCAGAGCGAACTTTTGGAGCTACGCGAGCCGGACCTGGCCCCGCGCACCGTGCCGCGCGAGGCTGTAGCCCTGACCTGCGGCATCGACATGCAAAAGCGCAGCTTCTACTTCACGGTCTGGGCCTGGGCCGAAGGACTGCGCTCCTGGCTGGTGGACTACGGCAGATTGCGCGATTGGGAGGACGTACTTTCCCTGGCCGCGGAGACCTGCTACCCGCGCGAGGGCGGCGGGGAACTGCCCATCTGGCGCACGGCCCTGGACACGGGGGGCGGCCGGACCGACCCGGGCGTGCTCACGCGCACCGAGGAGGCCTACCAGTTTTTGCGCACACACCATGGCTACCGATTGCACGGCACCAAGGGGCTCTCGCGGCCGAGCCAGACCCCGGTGCGCTGGACCGTCATCGACAAGATGCCCAAGTCCAAGAGGCCGATCATGGGCGGGCTGACGCTCTACCTGCTGGACGTGGGCTACTTTAAGTCGCTGCTTTTTGGGCGGCTGACGCCGGAGGCACGCCAGCCTGCGCGGCTCTATGATGCACCCGAGGAGGACCTGGCGGACTACCTGGAACAACTCACGGCGGAGCGGCTGGTGCGGGGGCGGGACGGCAAGCTGCGCTGGGAGCGACTGCATAGGAACAACCACTACCTGGACGCCACGGTGCTGGCCCATGCCTGCGCGGATGGCTCCTGGACCCCGAGCTTGCAGGGCATGATCCTGCGGGACAAGGCTAAGCCGACGGGGCGGCAGCACAAGACGGGCGAAAAACGAGCAGGGGGACGGCGATGGTGAGCGAGACCGCGTTGGTGGGCATGGCCGAGATTTGCGAGTACGTGCGGCGCAGCGACGCCACCGTGCTCAAGTTGATCCGGGATGAGGGGTTTCCGGCAAAGAAAATTGGTGGTATTTGGGAGTCGGATAAATTATTGATAGATGAGTGGCGAGTGCAGGTACTTCGGTGTTCCGAAGTGAAAGGAGCAAATCAGCGGGGTCACTGA